GGATTCTTGAGAACAATCAAAATAATATGGTACCAAATATTCATTCACCTGGTGTAAAGCGCCGCTTAATGAAATATTTACATAATTATTTTTCTGAACTCAAATCTCGAATCGCCTTTAGGTTTAATGAAATTACTGGTTCTATACCAGATCTTGTTTACCAGCTTGCCCAGCTCACACATCCAAAGAGAAAATTACGGCTGAAAGCTTACGATTATTTAGTAGCTAACGGACTCTTGTTGGATCAAACATATATTAATGATATTACACTCAAAATGAAACCTGATGAAATTGCAAAGATAGGCAAGTATCCGCGACTCATCGGCGATTACACAACACCTGGTTCTTTAAGGGCTGGTTTCCTTCTTCCCATCATAAAACGTGCGATGGGTGAGGAATTCTTTGATAAGAATGGCAACTCTATTGCTTTTGTCTCCGAACCTACTCTTGAAAAATTAGAATCACATTTTAGTGGAGTATTATCTTGCACACAGTACTTTGAATCTGATATTAGTACTTGTGATATGTCAAATCGCGAACCTGTATTTAACCTCGCTGTTTATTTGACTTCCGATCTTGGTTGTTTATCGGAATGTATAGTAGATTGTGTTTCACAATGTTCTAAATCGTTCCGTATACCACACCCTTATGACCGGGGGGTAAAATTTAAAGGAAAACAGTTTAATGGTATACCCATACAGGCTTCCGGTTCAATCCTGACTACATTCTTGAACAACATCGCATCATCACTTTACATTCTTACAGCAATGTATCGTCTTGGTCGTGATAGCAAAATTGTTGCGAGATATTTTTCCGATGACGGTATGCTTGGCATTACCAATCATAGGACACCTGAACAAAATGAATTAATACTTCATGAGAGTGCTCGATCCATGGGTTATATAATAACTACATGTAAATGTAAGTACCCCGAAGAATTAACTTTTTTAAAATTATTCCCTTCACCGTGCGGGATGGGTTATAGTATCAATCTTTGTATTGGTACTATTCTTCGTTCTCTGGGTCACTGTAAAGGCGACTTACCTAAAGTTCATTCTAACGACAACATTTATATAAGAGCCCGTCACAGAATATCTGATATATTATCTGGATATCAACATTGTGGTGAAAATAGTATTATGCATGCCTTAAGAAGTGTTTACACTCCTTACGAGAAGCCGTAATATAGTAAATACTTGGTTGCTAACTTAACAGTTGGCAATTATACCAAAAATCCTGTTGATGATCATTCACTTATTAAACGTTATGGTTTTTCTCCTTTGGATATAGAGATGTTAATAACTGACATTAAATTATCTGACATTGGAACTATCATTTCGAACTCTGCACTCAACTTCATCTACCACAAAGACTACGAAACACCCTTTACGTAGAGATCACACTGGCATTGGAAAAACATCTAGG